GGAGCCGTATACGCATATGCCCAATAGCCAGAGATGCTGATTGTATCAAAGACAGTTGTTGTGTAATAATTCCAAGTGTATGCTGATGTTTCTTTAAGAGTTAAGGAATAAATCACTTCATCTTGAAATGTCTTCTTTTGACTAATGTCAGCACTCACATCGTTACTGTCTATAGTTACAGCAGTGATGCCTAACAAGTCATATGGCACTATAAATGACTTACTATCATCTTTTGCAATATAGTCGCTTGTAGCATCAAATGTTTTTGTTGCAGGTACATACGATGTTACTTCATCTATTGTTTGTGTAGGCACTTCAAATATCTTTTGACAATACTGCTCAATTCGTCTTTGACTATTTGACAAGAGCCGTGTTAAAAGTGCATCGTCTGTTGTTGTTGTGATATTTAAATATTCTTTTATCTGGGCTAACGAAGCGTACATATATACTCCTAATTTTAGGCACAACAAAAAACTCCTAGCCATTATGACTAGGAGTTATTAGTAAGTTATTGACGAGTTTATAAGACGTATTTTATGGGGTATTCAAAACCCTTTTCATTCCAAAGTTTTCTACCTTCTACAGTAGAACATAGCTCTTCAACTGTGGCTACACCGAAGGCTTCTAGCATTTGGTCTGTCCCCTTCTTTCCAAAGTTTGATATAAACCCCATCTTATACCAGACCTTATACCCAACCATCTGAGACGAGCCACCTTTACCAGCAGTAGCCCATATCTCTTGAAGGCCAGCACTCTGCAATTTTTTTAGAAGAGAAAACAGTTTATGGAGTTCTTTTCCTGCCGAAAAAGAACCTCTATTTAAACTTTCTGTATACTCCACTTCCAACACAGCAGTGTTGTATACTGTTAACTCGACATATAGAGCAGATGTATGTATCGTGTACTCAGTAGCCTCATAAGCATCTGTTTCTTTTTGGTATTCTATCCCCTCTTCCTCTAAAAGTGCTTCAAAAAGTTCTGTCTGAGTAATAGGTTGTACGTTACACATTGTCATTGCCTTTCAACTAAGGATTATTTGTATGTTTATAACTATAGCATACAACTACTCCCTTGTCAAGAGGCAATTTCTAGACTTTCAAAAGTTTATCTAGAATAGTGCCAAAAAGTTAGAGTTAAAGTTCAAGTTTAATGGGGTAGGAGAACCCCTCCTCTGCCCATCTCTTTCTACCTTCGGGTGTAGAACACAGCTCTTCTACTGTAGCTACCCCAAAAGTATCAACCATATGCTTAGTGCCTACCTCCATAAAGTCTGACTTGAACCCCATTTTATACCAGACTTTATAACCTATCCTAAGACCTTCTTCTCTGTCAGCCAAAGCCTTTATTTCTTCAATACCAAAGGCTTTCATTTTTTTTAGTAGGTACAGAAGGTCGAAGAGAAGCCTCCCTGATGTATAGCCTTGCTCATAGGAGCGAACTAAATCTACAGAGATATACCCCTCCTCAGCAAAGAGAGATACATCAGCGTACAACACTTCCCCAAAACAAATATCGTACTCAACCCCATATGTAATAGCTGTCTTTGCATAATGTGCTCCTGCCTCAGCTAGGAGCAAATCAAACATTTCTTCTGTTTTAGTAGGTTCTGGCTTAAACATTGTCATTGCCTTTCGACTAAGTAGATTACTTGTATGCTTATAGCATACCATACAAACAATCTCTTGTCAAGAGGCAATCTTTAGACTTTCAACAACTTATCAATAATAGCATCAAACAGCTTATTTGTATCAATCTGCTCTAACGCTGTCTCTTCTGTTTCCCAACCCCTTTTAGAATGTATCTTTGCCTGATTAGTAGACGAGTGGACAAATGCACTATAGGATGCTTTATTCCGTAGTGTTGCTCTATTCTTCGCAGGGATAATATCCCACTTTCTCCCCATCATTTCTGAAACCTTACGCTTCGTAACCCCACCAGACTTCTTCACATAAATAGTGCCAAACCCACGCTGATAGTAGGTTTTTCCTGGTGTCTTTTGAGGAGAATAACTAGGGTATGGTGAGATGACTTCTTGGAGCTTTGTAGCCAGACCTAACGTTAAGGCTGCTGGCAATCCCACTAAGTCCTTTTGTAGCTTCTTACGGAATGAGCCAGCATCTAAGTTGATTGTGATGCCTTTGTCTGACATAGTCTAGCCTCTGCTATCTCTAGATATTCTTGTTCTTTTTCAATCCCTATAAAGTTAAAACCCTCTAACATACATGCTTTCCCTGTACTTCCACTCCCCATAAATGGGTCTAGCACGATGCCATTTGGTGGTGTGATAAGACGTACAAGATATTGCATTAAGGCTGTAGGTTTGACAGTGGGATGTGTATTCCTTCCAACTGTATTAAATCTTTCAATAGAAGGACCTAAGTTACCATGCCCTACCTTACCTATATTAAATCCATCTAACCCATCATCCCTATCTTTCTTGCTGGCTTTAGCACAGTAAAAGTAGCGTGCTGAATTGTTTGGTAACAAACCTACTACATCAGCACTCCCGTCGTGTACGAAGTTTGAAGGGAACCGCCCTTCTGTGTTGTACCAAGTATCCTCAGTTTCAACCCTACACTCATCAATATTCAAGCCCCCAACACCCCACTGTAGCACATTCTCTGCTACTGTCTTTGCTGCTAATGGCTTACGAGCAAGCACAATGGGTTCTAATGCTGGCTTTAATGCTGTCCCCCAACCTTCCCATTGTTTGGCTTCTACTTCGCTCTCAACACCATACTTCTTATCAATGGCTTTAGAAATATTCAGTGACTTAGGAAACCCACTCCCGTACACCCAAGCAATCATATCTCTAATCTCAAACCCTGCATCCTCTATATAGGTCACTGCTCTATGGTATGTTCGTGTACCTGAGAAGCACAACAAATGCCCACCTGGTTTTAGTACTCGTAAGCATGCAACCCAAAGATCAGTTGATGCTACATCATAATCCCATTTCCTACCCATAAAGAACAATCCATAGGGTGGGTCTGTAACGATAGCATCTACTGAATTATCTTCTACCGTTTTGAGGATTTCCATATTATCCCCAAGATGTAATGTATATGTTGACATATGAATTAAATAACCTATTCCTTATCTATTTTATCTCAAATAACGCATTAGCGAAGACATACACGTATCTAGGTATGGGTATGTCTTCGCTAATGATACTTTATTTTTTAGGTAGTTGAATATTGCTTTGTAATGCTTAATTCATTAGGGCTTTAATGAGCACGAATGCTCACAAGGGCTAATTTGATGCGTATTTTGACATCTCACTCTACTAATACGAGTGTCCAAGTGCATCTACATCCTACGTGTGCTGGTATTTCTTCTTCTACTTCTTCCTCAAGTTTTCCGTTATTGGGACCACAAATAGGACAGACAAGATCATCAGCATTTGTATTCCATTTTTTAGTGTAGTCCAAATCGTAGTACTCTTTGTAATGATCTTTCAAAAGTGTAGCCGATGCTGCTGCTGCTCGTGTTGTTTCAGTGACGGCTATTTTATCTGCCCTCACTTTACCAAAGGCTTGTTGTAGTTTATCCTCTACATCTTGACGTGTCATACCCTCAGTGTCGAGATAACTACTGATAGCATCAGCAACAACATCACGAGATGTATTGTCTAAGTCTTTGATAAGATCATACGTGTAGTCCTCCGCCCATTGACTAGAGAGTGTTTGCAAATCCTCTATAGGAATTTCTACACCCGTATCTGAGATAATGAGATTGGAATACTCAATAAACACATCCTCTAACAAAGGAAGTAAAACTTCTTGTAGATCATCTGACAATGCTTCAAAATCAAAATCACTAGCATTGATAATTGCTGCTGTTGCTTTATCTAAGTAGGGTTCTAGCAGTTTCAGCAGACGAGTATACATATTGGCTTCTAAGTCTGTCAACGCTTTAAGACTTTTTTTTTGGACTTTCGACTTAGCCCACTCGTTGGCTTTCTCTAGATACTCGTCACGATGAAACTTCAAATCTTTGCGAAGTTGTTTACGTTCTAACTCTTGGTTTGCCATAAACAATTCAAGCATAGCATTATACTCAGTTTCAGACGACGAATAATAGGATTGAAGAGCAGACAATCTAGCCCGTTGTGTTTGGACTAACCCACTAATCATATAGCGTCTCTCGACTGAACCACTACTTACAAACCTACCACCACCATCACGAGGCTTGTCTACTCGTTCTATAATTGTATCAAATGCTACATTAAAGTCAGCTTCTAGTTCATCTTGTTCTGTTACAAAATCGTCAATAGCAGAAATACAACGTAAGATGAGAGGGTTAGTTGCTTTTGCATATGCATCATTACTCTGTTGCATCTGTTGACTTTCTAACTGTTGCTGTTCAGCTTGTGATGTTTCTTCTACAGGTTCAAAGCCAAATAGTTCTCGTCGTTCATTCTGTGTCAAGTCTAAGCCGATAAACATCAACGACTGAGCCTTCTCTAGTTCAGACTTTTGGAACACTTCTAACTGCTCAGGCTTGGCTTTAATCTCATAGCCATACTGTTGCAAAAACTGCTGATTGATACGTCGAAAGATGAGATTAGTTTCAGGTAAGATTGTGATTGTGTAGAAAGTCAGATAGGCTTGCTGTGCTGTAGCGAACGATGCACTATTGTCATATAAAAGCGACTGAGGCACACCTAACGCTACGGCTACATCCTCTCTTTTCTTGTCGAGTATTTGACTATAATCTAAGTCTTGTAATCCCTCACCAATTGTTACAGGAGTTACATCATTTGCAAAAACTAGGTTCTTAAAAGCGTTCCGAGTACCTGTAACTAAGTTTTCCCATAGCCTTTGAAGCCTACCAACTTCTTCTCGTGTAGGAGTAGGACTAAGGGGATTATCAGAGCCTATCTTTAAAATAGTTGCTTTTATTGCTCCATTTTTAAAGAACTTCTGGGTGAAAGCATCTAAATTATAGATAGCGAATCCTGTTGTATACGCATTGATAAGTGGACTATATCCAGGATAATTGCTATAAATGGGATTATTTAACCATACCCAGACACACTCATCAGGGTATAATCGCTCATTAGTTGTGTAAAAACTGAATAGGAAATGGTTTATTTCTCCATTCCCATTATGAACGATTGTTATATTATTCGTTGAAAGAGGGTCTAGTGTAAGGTTAAACCCATATTCATTCTTAATTGGGAGAAGGTAACTATGCCCAAAGATACAGAGGCTTTGCTCAATATGCCTGAGAATGATAGGCAACTCACTATCAAAATATTGGAATTTATCAGGTGCCTTGTCTAGTTCTTTATCCCCTTTGTACCAACTATAGGGCATAGATGCAATGTTATTTGCTCGCATCTCTATCCCACGATTGATAGTAGGGACATACTTATACAGGGTGAGAAAATCTACATTCTCTGGCTCAGGTGTTACATCTGTCCAAGTGTATTCATCTCCCCAATGTTTTAACGAATTGCCCTTTAATCTCAAAAACATATTTGCTCTCTCTGTATCAATGGCTTTATTAGGTATAAATCCTCGTTATCGGCAGGAAATACAACGTTTTTACAATCAGTCAATATGTGCCCAAATCGTGCTTGTAAATTCATTATCTGCAACATTCCTGCCTGTTTTGCATCCCAACCCAACCAATAATCTTCATATTGATGGCTATCTTCTTGGTAGCGAAATACTAACTTTTCTAATGCTGATACTCGTATAAATGGCATTCCAAAGCCTTGTATCTGTAAGGCTTCTTCATTGAATAG